GACACTACTAATAATGAACAACAATGGGCTTATATAAAACATGTTTTTCAAAGTGGAAAAACTATAAACGTTGAAATATTGGAGCATTAATCACAATGTACACTTTTAATATCAGCCAATCAATCAACGACCAGGAATGGATTAAAATCTTTAAAGATTCTGTTGATAAAATGAAAGCAGGGAGTCATGATTTTATGACTGAACTAGCTCTCTATCAAGAGCAGATAGACATTCCAGCCATTGCATTTAACTATGATTATCTGGTTGAAGGAAATTGGTATGACAATAACTTAAATGTATTTTGTACCTATCTTAGAGGCAACTGGCAAAACCATCTTAATACCGGCAGCATATTAATAGAAGTAAGACACAATAATAAATTAGTGCAATTAATTATTGCAAGACCAGAAGAATCTTGCATAGTGATAGAATATTCGTTGTATTCACCAAATGAGCTTGAAACAACCAGCTGGGTGTATTCCATGGAATATACTAAGGCACTTAAAAAATACTTAATATTGAATGGTTTCAGTAAAGTTATCTATAATTGGGTCCGAACTCCAATTATAGATAACAGCAAGAGCCATAATCTTAAACCGCTACTAGACTACTATACTGAAAACAATTCCTTTGGTAGCAATGATAATATTTACATAGAGCGCGATATATATGACACGTATTTGTCGCCAGACGCCGACGTAGTGGCAGATAAGATAGAAATAATAAGTCAAAATTACGTATTTAATTTAGACTAATACTAGTCACATAATACTGCTAAACAGCTACTAAAACTTGTATAAATATATTCGTGGTGCCGAATGGTCGGGCTACGAGATTATAACCTTGCTTAACAATAGGAGGAAGACATGGTTAGAAATACTTTAAATGTGCCGCGTTCATTATTCGTTGGCTTCGAAGGATTGTTCGATGAGCTAGAGGGAATTCATAATTCTGCTAGAACTGGTAACGATAACTACCCACCCCACAATATCGTAAAAATCGATGATGAAAGATTTCTCATTGAGCTTGCTGTTGCGGGATTTACTGAAGAAGATGTTAGTCTTGATGTTAAAGACGGTATCCTTAAAGTAAGGGGTAAGATTGAAGGAGACAAACGCGAATATGCTCACAAGGGTATATCATCCCGCAAATTCGAAAAGAGCTTCCGCCTTTCCGAATTTGTCGTAATTGACGGTGCTGATCTAGAGAACGGTATACTTGTGGTTTATGCCAGAGTGGAAGTTCCGGAAGAGAGGCGTCCTCGGAAGATCGAAATAGGGTCTGCTGGGGCATCAAAGAAGAAACAATTCCTACAGGAATAGTCAATCAGCGAAAACTCAGTAGATAAGTACTTACTCATTTACTGGAGAAAAGCAATGAAACATATTAGCAAGAAAAAAGCGAAGTATGGTGATTTTGTTGAGGCCCTAGAAGGATTTGTAGTTTTGGTATTATCAGGTGGTTTAGTGCTAGGTGTAGCACCATCTATTATATACCTACAGGCTATGAACTTCTAGTCTTAACAATCACAGCAACAACTCATGCGGGGGTAGGAAACTGCCCCCAACCTTGAAAATAAATGTGTACATTATGCTCAGACTGTGATATAATATACACATTATTTGGTTATGGATACGTAATACAATATGAAATTTTATACTAGTGTCTCTCGTTATGGCAACAACCTACTTTACCGTGGATATGAAAACGGCTTAAAAGTTCAAAAGAAAGTCAAATACCAACCTACTCTTTTTGTAGCAACTCCTAAAGGCGATTGGAAATCAATCGATGGCATTCCTTGTGCTCCTGTGATGATGGATTCTATGCGAGATTCTAAAGAGTGGATTCAAACAAACAAAGATACTGCAGGTAGACAAATCTTTGGTAATGACAAATACATACCTGCATTCATCAATGATGAGTTTCCTGGCGATATTGAATTTAATCGTAATCAGATTAACGTAAGTACAATCGATATCGAAGTTGCATCTGATGAAGGCTTTCCGCAGCCAGAAGAAGCCAACTATCCTATCATTTCAATATGCCTTAAGAACAATATTGATAACACATACTACGTCTGGGGTCTTAATGACTATGATGTAGATGCGTCTATTATGACTACTCATCGTGTGGTTTATCAAAAGTGCGACTCAGAGTTACAACTAATGCATGCGTTTATTGCACATTGGTCGACTCCATCTCACACTCCAGATGTTATTACTGGCTGGAACGTACGCTTCTTTGATATTCCATATATTGTCAATCGTTGTCTTAAACTATTCAGCGAAGATGTGGTTAAGCGATTAAGTCCCTGGGGGTTGGTCGATCAGCAAAACATTACTCAGATGGGGCGTACTCAACAAGCATATGATCTCAAAGGTATTGCAACTGCTGATTACCTAGAGCTATTCCAGAAGTATACCTACACCGCTCAAGAATCTTATCGCCTAGATCATATTGCTAATGTAACACTTGGCGAAAAGAAACTATCCTACGAAGAGCATGGTTCACTCCATACTCTCTATCTCCATGATCATCAAAAGTTTATTGACTATAACATCAAAGATGTGGAGTTAGTAGAACGCATGGAAGATAAGCTAGGTTTGATTACTCTTATGATGACAATGGCTTACAAAGGTGGTGTTAACTACTCGGATACTTTCGGCGTTACTGGAATCTGGGAGTCAATCATTTATCGCCATCTGTGGAAAAATAAGGTTGCTATTCCATTCTATTCTGAGAAGATGAAGTCTGCATATCCTGGTGGTTACGTTAAAGAACCTCACGTTGGATTGCACGACTACGTAGTATCTTTCGATCTAAACTCACTATATCCATCACTCATTATGCAATACAATATGTCGACAGAAACTATTGCAAATGGTGAAACAGTCGGCATTGATATTGATAAGATACTCGAAGGTTACACGTTTGACAATAAGGGTAAAGCAACTGGCGCCTCTGGTCAATTATTCAACGTCGATAAGAAAGGTGTATTCCCTACTCTCGTTGATAGCATGTACAGTGAACGTGTCATTATTAAGAAACACATGTTGGATGCAGAAAAGGAATTGCAGAAAGTAGATCCAGCAGAAAAGCAACAAGTGTACGATATTGAACGTCGGATTGCAGTAGCTGAAAATCAACAGATGGCTATCAAAATTCTACTCAACTCACTCTATGGTGCTCTTGGCAATCGATACTTCAGATTCTTTGATCAGCGTATTGCTGAGGCTATCACATTATCCGGTCAGCTAACTATTCGATGGGCAGAGGTTGCAATCAATGGTTACCTCAATAAAATCATGAACACTAACAAAGATTACGTTATTGCAATTGATACTGACTCACTCTATGTTAACCTTGGTGATCTTGTTGAAAAGGTCAATCCTAAAAATCCAATTGACTTTCTTGATACTGTCGCACAAGAAAAGCTCGAACCAGTTCTCAAAGATGCTTATGACGAGTTATACAAGCGCATGGGTGGTATTGAAAACAGAATGGTTATGAAACGAGAAGCTATCGCAGATCGTGGCATATGGACAGCTAAGAAACGATACATTCTAAATGTACATGATAACGAAGGTGTGCGATACAAAGAACCTAAACTAAAAATCATGGGCATTGAGGCCATCAAATCTTCAACACCAGCACCATGCCGTGACGCACTCAAGGCTCTATTCAAAGTTATCATGAAAGGTAACGAACGTGATACACAGATGGCAGTACAGCAATTCAAAGAATACTTTTGTTCTTTACCAGCACACGAAGTTGCATTCCCTCGTGGTGTATCTAAAGTTAATGAATATGCAGATAGCGCTACAATTTATCGTAAAGGTACTCCAATCCATGTTCGCGCTGCGTTGATGCATAATCGTCAGCTCAAAGTTCATTCGCTAACTAAACGATATGAACCAATTAAAAATGGCGAGAAGATTAAGTTTATCTATCTCAAAGTTCCTAACCCAATCAAAGAAAATGTGATTGGATTTAACCAGTATTTGCCAAAAGAGTTTGCATTGGATAAATACATTGACTATGAAACTCAATTCCAGAAAACATTCCTCCAGCCAGTTGAACCAATATTCAAAGCAGTTGGTTGGTCGACAGAAGAAGTGCAATCTTTGGAAGATTTTTTTGGCTAAGGGGTTTACATTTAACCAAAAGTATGATATAATAGACCATATTAATAACGGAGAAAACAATGAAAGAAGTAAAACTAATCAGACTAGTATCAGGCGAAGAAGTACTTGGCGACATTACAGAATCACGTGATGGATATCTAGTAAAAGAAGCATATGTTCTTATTCCAGGTGGTGAAGGCAAGATCGCCTTTATGCCATTCCAACCATATTGCAAGGTTGCTGAAAATGGCGTAACAATTAAGAATGAACATGTACTGTTTGTAACCGAACCTGTTGATGAACTAGCTGCTCAGATCAAAGGCCAGAGTTCTGTAATCGATACATCAGCTGCACCATCAACATCAGGAATTATAGTATGAGCAAAGACTGGGTAAGTGATATAAATGAAATGCATTCCAAGTATGGTGTGCATGAATGGGTTAAGAATAACCCTGATAAACTCAAAGAGTTTCTAGACTTTCGTCTAAAGTTTCTCTATGAAGAAGCTAACGAAACATCAATTGCAGTTGATGCACGTGATGCTGAAGAAATCGTCGATGGGTTAATTGATGTATGTGTTATTGCAATCGGTTCTCTTGATGCTTTCGGGGTTGATCCTTATAAAGCATGGGATGCTGTACATAAAGCAAACATGGCAAAAGTAATTGGTGTAAAGGAGAGCAGACCTAATCCACTCGGTTTGCCAGATCTAGTAAAGCCTGAAGGTTGGGAAAATCCATCACACAGTGGCAACCATGGTCTCTTTAACGATATTTAATAGCATATATGATAACAAAACCGTCAAGAGAATGGATTACGATTCTTTTGACGACTTTGAAAAAGTATTATATCGTTTAGCAAACGGTGAGAGGTATCAGAAGAAGACTGATGCACCCCTTATCTCACCCGCTACATATAAGACCGGAACCACCCGAGCAAACGCTAACGTAACTGCTTGGGGTGGCTTCGGCATTGTTGATGTTGATGATTATGAAGGATCAATTGAGAATATTCATGATAAGTATTCTAACTATAAGTACGTTTGTTATTCAACTGCTAGCTCGACTAAAGAGCATCCAAAGTTTCGTTTGGTATTTCCATTAACAGAACAAGTACCGGCTGATAGAATCAAGCATTTTTGGCATGCACTCAATAAAGAGATTGGCGATATTGCTGACGCACAAACTAAAGATCTGAGCCGTATGTACTATGTGCCATCTAAATACAAAGATGCGTATAACTTTATATTTACGCATGATGGTGAGTTGATGGATCCAAAAGTATTAATGGAAAAGCATCGCTACGTGGTTAAATCAGATTCATTCTTTGATAGACTACCAGAAGCTATTAAGAAAGGATTGCTAGAGCATAAGAAGAACCAGCTCAATAACACAAACTATAGTTGGACTGGCTTTGCCGATTGTCCATTTGTAAACAAAAAGCAAGTGGAAGACTATAAGGCAATTACTGGCGGCGGTTGGTATTTACAGATGTATAAGATCATGGTATCAACAGCTGGTAATGCAATGCAACGAGGGTATCCTATTACTGCACGAGAGATTGCTTGGATATGCCAAGATCTTGATAATCAAACTGGTAGCTGGTATGGTAAACGCGATATGGTCAAAGAAGCAGAACGCGCAATTGAATTTTGCTTTAGAAATACGCTATAAATAATACTGGGTAGTCCACATAGAGACTCGCATTGGTTCATGCGTTAAAAGAATCGTAAAATCCAGAACAAGAGGATAATACGATGACTGTAGAACTAACTTACAGAGGCGTATCATACACCAAGAAATTTAAAAAGAGTACCGGTGTAGAAACAGCTTCGAAATAACCAACATAGGTGTAAGGATAAATTTTAAGGGCCAAGGATGGCTTTCAATATAGGAAAAAGATAATGTTAGAAATGATTGGAAGTAAAGTTTTAGTAACAGAAGCAACTCAAGAAAGTACCTCAGCAGGTGGTATTATTTTGCAAGGTGCTGTAAGTAAAGCAGCAAAACCTGGATTGGTGTTAGCAGTAGGTCCTGAGGCAACTCATCTTAAAGCTGGTGACAGAGTATTTTTAAAGTGGCCAGAAGCAATGGCAGTGGATGTAGACAATAAAGCTGCAGCAATTGTCGATATGGCTCATATCTTGGCGGTACATAATTAATTTAAAAAACCCCTGTACATTTAGTCTTAATTGTTGTATAATATACCTTTAAATTATGGAGTATTCCTATGAAAGAATCTTTAAAAGTCTTGCAAGAATGTGCAGAACTTCAAACTAAAAAATCTAATGATTACCAGAATCCAAACTCCAGAATAAAGCAATCCGATTATTACCCCCGCGGCGTTGCTTCTATTCTTGATATTATTCAAGCTAAAACCCTACGTCTATATAGCGTAATTGAAGCTATGGAATCAGACCCTGAGTACAATCCAAACTTTGAATCTATTGAAGACTCTGGTAAAGATCTTATTAACTATGCATCGTTCTTAGTTGCTTATGCTCGTGGTGGCATTGAAGGCCAGTCTGACGATACAGATTTTCTTAACCGGAGCAAGTAATGACCTTAGAAATTGATCAAATCCGCACCTACTTTCGCAATGAACTAGAGAATGAAAACTTTACTACTGATCGTAATGGTGGTAAAACTATTGAATTGATCGGTGCATCTTTTTACGCAGACGAACCAGCTATCTTTGGTACTCCTAACGAAGAGTACATTAAAGCAGAGTTGGATTGGTACGATAGCCAATCTACTAATATCAATGATATCTACGTAGATCGTGATCCACCGCAGGCTTGGCAGATGACTGGCAATCGACACGGTGAGATTAATTCTAACTATGGCTATCTAATCCATTCAAAAGGTAATGGTAATCAATACCAAAACGTTCTTGATGAGCTATGCAAAAACCCAGACTCTCGTCGCGCATCGATGGTGTATCAGCGTCCGTCTATATGGACCGATTACAATGAGAATGGCAAGAATGACTTCATTTGTACTAACTCTGTGACCTACTATATAAGAGATGGTAAGCTAGATTGTGTAGTTCAAATGAGATCTAACGATGTAATCTTTGGTTATCGCAATGATTACGCGTGGCAGCGACACGTGCAGTGTCAATTAGCTGATGATCTAAATAAATGTACATATGTCAAACCAGGACAGATTATTTGGCAAGTACAAAACTTACATGTCTATGACAGACACTTTGACTTGGTGAAACTATGAGCGAATTTTATGATTGGGGCGTAAGCAAACATTACCGATGGGATAAGCGATATCTAAATCTTGCTGGCCATATTGCAGCATGGTCAAAAGATCCATCTAAAAAAGTAGGTGCAATTGCTGTAGGTTCAAAAGGGCAAGTATTGGCTCAAGGCTATAATGGTTTTCCTAGAAAGATCAATGATTCTGCAGTACTATATAGTAATAAGGAAAGCAAATACGAACGTGTAGTTCACGCTGAAATGAACTGTATATATAATGCTACCTACAATGGAACGTCGCTAGACGGTTCTACAATGTATATCCACGGTTTGCCAGTTTGTTCAGAGTGCGCCAAGGGTATTATCCAAGTAGGCGTTAAGCGAGTAGTTACAACAGCTATAGACGAAGCGACACCAGAAAAATGGATCAAATCTACAGAATTAACTAAACAATTATTTATGGAGGCCGGAGTCATTTACGACTTTATTGCATAATTATGGAACATTTAATCATACCAACTTTAGGTAGAATCAACAAGCAAAAGACTTATAATAACCTACCAGAGAAATGGCAAAAACGCGTCAGCTTTATTGTTCAACCACACGAAGCTGCACAAATGAAAGCACTTTATGGAAGTAAGGTATTAGTCTTACCACCAGAAATCAAAGGATTATCACCAACCAGGCAATGGATATGGGATACGTTCTATGGTACACGTCATATGGTGCTTGATGACGATATGGAATATTTTAAGTACAAAGGTCCAGCACCAGAACATCTTGATACCAAATGGGAAACACGAGATATGTCTGACGCTGAGTTTGATGATGCATTTGAGACTTTCAATCGTTGGTGTGATGATGAACAAATCTATCACGGTGGCTTTTCTACATCGTGGGTAGTACCAGATCTTAAATATTGGCCTCAACAGAATAACGTGCGTATTATGACTAACTCATACTTTGATTCTAAGAATCTACCAAGAAACATTGTATGGGATAAGTTACCAACCTCACAAGATTTCCATGCTAATCTACAGTTACTCACTCAAGGATTTGCTAATAGAATCACAACTCGTTATAGAGTATCGATATCAGATACTAACGCAACTGGTGGCTGTTCAGAATATAGAACAATTGAGTTGAGCAATCAAGTTCATACTCAACTAGCTGAAATGTATCCAGACTACGTTAAGCTAAAATCAAAGACTCTCGCAAATGGTCCGTGGAAAGGCCAAGAGCGAATAACATGTCATATCCAATGGGCAAAAGCTTATAAGGATGCAATTAAAAAGAAAGAAGAGATATCCTTGGAGGGTTTTTTCGGATGAGACACGCAGGAATTGTACCACTAATTGGTGGTGAAATATTAGCTTCAGACGAAGCGTATGGTAAGACTCCAGAATACTTAATGACTTATTCTGGATTTATGGACAATGAGCAACATTTAATTAAGCATTATAAGAACAAAGGGCATGACATTCCCTATCATGTTCTTGATGAATTGCCTGATGGTGTTACGATGGAGAACGTTGATGTTGTTTCTTCAGTTTGCCCTTGTGCTGGTTTAAGCACTTACCACAATTCACACGGTGAAGAAAACCAAAACAATCAATGGATGGAAAAATCCTCTGAGTACGTACTAAAAGTAGTTAAGCCAAAGGTACTATGGGGTGAGAACGCACCAGGCCTAGCTGGTAAGATTGGTGGATTCATGAGAGAAAAACTTTACAACCTTGGTCAAGAGCATGGTTATAATTTTTCTATCTTTCTAACTAAAAGCTTGCTTCACGGCAACCCACAATACCGTAAGCGTACTTTCTTTTTCTTCTGGAAAAAAGACGAGTTTAACGATAGTGTTCCACTGTTTAACTATATTAAGAAAGAACGTCCAACTATTCAAGAGTTAATTCTTAATGCAGATACCTCGTTCCAACATGAGATTTTAAATAAGAAAACTCCAAGTAAAGACGATGCTTATTATCGCTATATGCTAGAGGTTGTCAATAACGGAATGACTCATGCTGACTATTCTGCCTCAGTTGCTCACGAAGACAAATCAGTAACAGTAGAATCTAGATTACTTAAGATGGGAATTAAGCATAACACTATTGCAGAGTGGATGGATCAATTCCCACAGTTTGAACGAGAAGCTGCAAAGGCTAGACGCAAGCATAAAAAGCTAGAATCAGGCGGTGGCATTATGCTTCGTGGTACAATCATTCCAGTAAACTATATTGGCGCATACGTGGTTCATCTACCTAAAGTTGTGGCGCATCCGGTTGAAGATAGATATCTTTCAATTGCTGAAGGTAAAGCTATTATGGGTCTACCTGCAGATCTTGAAGTTGTGGATCCAATGAAAAACTATAATCACATTTGCCAGAACGTTCCATTCTATACTGCAAAAGATATGGCACTAGAGGTTCAAGCTTGTCTAAATAAACAAAGGGATTTGATCGATACTAAATACTTATTCCAAAACAATTTATCACAAAAATATGATTACGAACGAACAGAAAACAGCTTGGAGAACTTTCTATGAAAAAAATATTATTAACTGGAACAAATTTTAAATGCCTTTGGTTGGGCCGAAAAGGATTTATAGCATCAAGATTTTTAGAACTTTATAAAGATGACTACGATATTGAAGAGTTCAATGGAGACATTCGCGAATCTAAAGGAATAGATTTAAGTGAATATGATATGGTAGTACACCTTGCAGCTTTAGCAGGTGTTAGATTATCACACGAGATTCCTGACGAATATTGGGAAACAAATGTTGTAGCATCAAAGCATTTATTCGAGTCGTGTAAAAAATACAATGTTCCTATAGTATATGCGTCATCATCATCAGTATACGAGTGGTGGTTATCGCCTTACGCGACGTCTAAGTACGCCATGGAGGCTTTAGCTCCTGATGGATCTATTGGACTAAGATTCCATACAGTCTATGGTCCAAATAGTAGAACGGATATGCTATACGATATGTTACAGAAGCGAGATTCAAAATTAACTTACATTACTGAGCATACTAGGGATTGGACTCATGTTGACGACGTTTGCTTAGCTATCGCTTTATGTGTAGATAACTATGATAAGATACCAGAAAAGGCAATCGATGTCGGCAATGGACAACCGGTTACAGTAAAAGAAATGGCTGACAAAATCTGGCCTGGAAACAATTTACCAGTTAAAGCGGTAACAGGTGAGAGAGAAAATACATGTGCAAACCCAACGGTGCTATTAAGTCATGGATGGCAACCACAACATCATATATTGGAGGACTAAAATGAAAGTAGCAGTTATCGGCCACGGTTTCGTTGGCAAAGCAGTAGATTATGGATTTAGCAATCCAGTAGTAGAAAAGAAAATCCTAGACCCTAATTATGGATCAACACCTGAAGATGTGAAAGCATTAGCTAATTGGAATCCAGATCTTACGTTTATCTGTGTTCCTACACCTATGCAAGATGATGGTGATATTAACACTGCTATTCTTGATGAGGTAATGGCAGATTTATCTGATGTATCTGGTTTAGTCGTGATTAAATCGACTATTACTCCATCGACAATTGACAAGTATTCACAAACAAATGTCGTATACAATCCAGAGTTTCTAACCGAACGATCTGCATGCGAACAGTTTGTAAATCCAGAGTTCCATATCTTTGGCGGCGAAGAAGAGCAATGTGAACTATTAGAAAGATATTACCAAGAGTATAGTTTGTGTACTCCATGTCCATCATTCAATGTAAGTAAGGCAGAAGCAAGTTTCGTAAAGTATGCTATTAATTCTTTCCTAGCAACTAAAGTAACTTTCTTTAACCAGCTATATGACGCATGTAACGCACATGGTAACGTAAACTTCAATAAGGTAATTAAAGCAGTAGGTGCTGATGATCGTGTTAGTATTTCACATACTAAAGTTCCAGGGTTTGATGGAAAACAAGGATATGGTGGAGCATGCTTCCCTAAAGATACTCTCGCCTTTTCTAAGTTCAGCGATAAACTTACCCTATTGGCTAAAGCCATAGAAATCAACAACGGATACAGATCACAGTACGAACGAGATGAAAGAGAAAAAGAGCAAAATATCTCATTTAACCATGTACAATCGAGTGAAACTGTGATATAATAACACATTAATTAACTAGGAGAAAATATGCCAAGCGTAGACTTAACAGCCAAAGGCAAGAAAAAAGAAATGCCATTTGAAGTGGCTATGAGAAAATTCAAGAAGTCTGTAGAACGAGCTGGTACTTTGCAAAAAGCAAAAGAAAAAGAGTTCTATGAAAAACCAACTTCGAAGAAGAAAAGAAAGAAAGCAGAATCCATCATTAGATGGCGTAAGAAAGAAAGACAACTAGCACAAACTGGTTGGGAACAACCGAGGAGTAGATCATAATGTCCGTAATGGATAAATTAAAAAAGAATAGTAGAGTTAAGGGTACAGCAATACTTAAAAACTCAGTATTCTTTACAGAAAAAGATATGGTAAAGACTGATGTACCAATGATCAATATCGCGCTATCTGGCGATGTCGATGGTGGTTTAACCTCAGGTCTTACAGTTCTTGCTGGTCCAAGTAAACACTTTAAGACTTCGTTTGCTTTGTTGATGGCAGGTGCATATCTTAAAGAGCATGACGACGCGGTATTGTTATTCTATGATTCAGAGTTTGGTTCACCACAATCTTACTTCGAATCATTCGGCATTGATACTAATCGTGTATTGCATACACCAATTGTCGACGTTGAGCAACTCAAGTTTGATCTTGTAAACCAACTTGAAGAAATTGAACGTAAAGACAAAGTCATTATCGTAATCGATTCTATTGGTAACCTTGCTTCTAAGAAAGAATTGCAAGATGCTAAGGATGAGAAATCAGTAGCAGATATGTCTCGAGCTAAAGCACTTAAAGGCTTGTTTAGAATGGTAACACCATATCTAACAATGAGAAATATTCCATTGCTTGCAGTCAATCATACATATCAAGAGATTGGATTATTCCCTAAGGCTATCGTATCTGGTGGTACTGGTATTTACTATAGTGCGGATAACATCTGGATTCTTGGCCGTCAACAAGTTAAGAAAGGCAAGGAAGTCAAAGGCTATAACTTTGTGATCAACGTAGAAAAATCACGCTTTGTAAAAGAAAAATCTAAAGTACCCATTACAGTATCGTGGGACGGTGGCATCGAGCAATACTCTGGCTTACTAGAAGTTGGATTAGCCGGTGGTTATGTTACTAAACCAAGTATGGGTTGGTATGCTAAAGTAGACCAAAATACAGGTGAGCAGATGGATCAGAAGTATCGCGAAAAGGATACGCTAACAGCTGAGTTCTGGGAACCAATCTTTGAAACTACTAACTTTAAAGAGTTCTTAAAAGCTTACTATTCTATTGGCCATAAGCCAATGTTAGAGATTGATCTTGACGAAGTAATTGAAGAAGAGGCGCGCGGTGCTTAATATTACCTCAGCAGATTATGCGCTAGTAGAAAATGACGCATCAGGATTTGGTGATTTTTATGGTGTTAAGCTTAAAGCTGGTAAATGGAAAAATGTAGTAGTAGTCTATGGAAAGGTGACAGTCAAGGAAGACACAGAAAATGACACTGCTACAATGTCATTTAATTACGCCATACAAGATCCAGCAGATTATGACATTGAAGAGCTGGAATCAAATTCAGATTTTAATGATTATCTTGGTGACCTATTAAACTTTATTATATTAGATTCATTGGAAAACAAAGAGGCAAAAATTGGAAATATCGAACCAACTACCGACACACATTCTGAATCACCTACTGAATAATGAAGAATTTTGTCGTAGAGTAATACCTTACATTAAGCCTGAGTATTTTGAAAGTACTCATAAGACCGTATTTGACATGATCGTGAAGTTTGTTCAACAAACGAATAAGCTTCCGACATCAAAGGTTTTACAGCTTGAGCTAGGTAAGATCAGTGCACCTGATGAAATACTCAATAGTGCTAATCAGCTGATAGATCAAATTGCTGTGAAAACTGATGTCGATACTGAGTATCTAATTAAAGAGTCTGAGAAATGGTGCCGTGATCGTGCTGTCTATAACGCGATCATGGAATCAATTCAAATTATTGATGGTAACGAGAAAGAAAAAACCGATGGTGCTATTCCAGAGATTCTATCTGAAGCCCTCGGTGTTTCCTTTGATCAAGCTATTGGTCATGATTACATTGACAACTCAGCGGAACGATTTGAATTTTACAATAAAAAGGAAGATCGTATACCGTTTGACTTGGATTACTTCAATAAAATTACAAAAGGTGGGTTACCCAATAAAACACTGAATATCGCTTTGGCTGGTACTGGTGTTGGTAAATCTTTGTTTATGTGTCATTGTGCAGCTTCGATTCTACAGCAAGGTAAGAATGTTCTATACATTACTATGGAAATGGCTGAAGAACGTATCGCTGAGCGTATTGATGCTAACCTAATGGATCTACCTATTGAACAACTCGAACGAGTGCCAGAAAAAGTATTCAAAGACAAGATTGCTGCTATTGCTAAAGCAAGTATTGGTAAGCTAATCGTCAAAGAATATCCAACTGGCTCAGCACATACTGGTCACTTTAGAGCACTTCTGAACGAACTTAAAATGAAGAAGAACTTTAAACCAGATATGATTTATATTGATTACCTAAACATCTGCGCCTCAAGTCGCATGAAGGCTATGGGTGGCAGTATAAATAGTTACACTTACATCAAAGCTATCGCGGAAGAATTACGAGGCCTTGCTGTTGAGTTCAATGTTCCAATTATGTCAGCTACTCAGACAACACGTTCTGGTTTTGGTAACACTGACGTTGGACTTGAAGATACATCGGAATCTTTTGGTTTACCAGCTACGGCAGACTTAATGTTCGCTCTTATATCTACAGAGGAACTTGAAGAACTTGGCCAGATCATGGTAAAACAGCTAAAGAACCGATATAACGATCCTACCAAGTACAAAAGATTCGTAGTCGGTATTGATCGCTCCCGCATGAAATTATATGATGCAGAAGAGTCTGCCCAACAGGATCTTGTATCGGATCCTGCGGCAGACAAACCAATAGCAACGTGGGGTAACAATGAGAATAAAGACACGTTTGCTGAATTTAAAATCTAGGAGAATATTATGTTAAAATGGTTAAAAGAACGTAGCGGTGAAAGAACTACTTTAGACGGTGCATCACTTATGATCATCTGTGGTTCAGTTATTTTATTTGGTGGTATTGCAAACTTACTAGCTTGGGCTGGTTTACTATATGGAATCTATACCACGGTAGCATCTGAAGATCCAAGCTGAGACCAAATTTAAGAGATTAGTCTCTTGTTGCCCTGTACAAAGTCCGTATATGTTGATATAATAGTACCATAAATTAATCAAAGGATATTTACATTATGAAAGACTTAATTGAAAAGACACAAGAGCTTATCTCCATTATGGAAAAGCAGCTACATGATCGTTTTGAGCATACAATTCATAGCGATCATTACACCTTTGAAGAAGGTCGCAACTATATCAAACTTATAAGAAGAAGTGGCGACCGATCTTCGGTAGCTGGATTCATCGTCAAAAAATCCCCTAAAACCAAAATCGATAACAAAACTAATTCACCATTTCAAATTGGTGATATGCTGATGGCTGCTGGTTACAACAAACCAGCTACTAACTTTGCTAGAGGTAACATCTTTAATTACAACGAAGAAGATGTTAGATGGACGGGGATTTAATTATGAGTAAACTAAAGGACGTTTTATTTGATTCAGTTGAAACTATGAGCCTCGAGGAGTTTATCCTCGAGTGTTCTAATCTATTCGGCGGTGATGAATACGAAGCCAGATCATTCTGGTATCAAAATAATGTTGGAAGTGATATAGGTATTGATTATGAGAACTAATTCTTTTATTTTTACAGCTGATGTAAATTCGGCTACTGATATGCAACAGATTGAACTGTTGAGAAATTCAATTAAAGCTGTTAATAAAATGGCTAAGCAAACTGATACAATGAATCAATATCGCTGTGAGCATGGTTATGATGATTGGAAAGATGTTACACCTAAATATCGTGTTTCCTTAATGCCACGCGGTCCACGCAGAGCAGCTGCTATTGCTGATGGTCGTAGTCCAAGAGCTTATGATTCATGTCTTCCACTAAGACACGCTGAAAGAATCGATGTATATGTCCATGCTGCTCGATAGTTGGATAGTTAAAGTTACCAAGGGCGATACCACAATCGCCCAATGCCTTTATGATTCTAAGAAAACTGCATGGGAATCATACAATCAATTTAAACAAAAAGGATATACCGTAGAGTTTAGTTTCAAAAAAGTATAAATAGATTAATAATAACTTATTTGTAAGGGACTTAGAATGCGCGGCTTTAAAACTTTTTTACCTGAAGATTTAGACGATTTGCAATACAGTGGTAGTGATACCACATTTGCATTGTCTGTTCTTTCTAAGATTGACGATGAGATCGGCTCAATCAATACAGAAATTGAAGTAGATGTACGACCTGGAAAAAACAGTGGAAGAAAACTAGGCGTTAGTCAAAGAGCACCTGACAAAGATCGTGAAAAGTTTGCAGGTCTTGCAAGAGATATCATTGACGCACATCCAGATTTAGAACTAATGATGGATAAAGTTCCCGCCGCTCGTAAAGAAAAAGACTACGCTTTTGGCCATAAAGATTTAGAAAAATATGTATATGTTAACCTTAGACCATTAGGTGGCCGAAGTGCATTAGGTGATGATCCACATGAATTAATGACTGCAGCTCTATGTTTATTCCCTAGAGCACACAACATTACTAACTCAGATGAAATGGATGCATTGATTGAATTAGTAAAAGGTAATCTGCGAAAGGTTAAAGGCTATAAGCAGGGGCAAGTAGATTCATTAGAGGGTAACTATTCTAATCTATGTCAAGCTGTATCCGCAGCAAATGCTATCATTAAAGCTGGTTATGGTGGTGCTGATATGCTTTATCTTACAGGCCAGGCATGGGACGACGACGTTACAGAATTTCAAAGAACTAAATATGGAATGAAAGACTTTAACTCTTCTGATTTTATTATTAAGAAAGGTTCAAATTACTGTGGTATTTCATTGAAGAAAAAGAGAAGATCTACTGAAGGTGATCCAACTCTTATTAATAAAGCATTCACCACTCTTCTAGCTGATAGAAAGTTTGATAAATTAAGAACACAAATTGATGCTGATGCCGGAGCATTCTATGTTCATGTCATTAAGGTAGCACAAAGGCTTAAAATTCTATCGCCTGAAATGCAAAAAGAGCTAAAGAAAAGCAGACCGACTTCTAAAAATTGGAAGCAATATATCCAAAGAATACCGAATGATCTAGTCAATAGAGTACTTAAAGGTAAGAAAACATTATTTAAAACTATGGCTAAAACCATTAATGATAATAGTGATCTAATTGCTAATCAGTTAATCCAATTAATTTTTAAATCAGATCTAAAAGAATTAAAGAAAGTTAACTTTGACTTTGCGCTTGTTACTGGTGTTGGTGATTACGGAGCTCGTAAAGGAGTTGTTGTTGAGGCAGGTGAATATAAGGACATCGAATCTTCTTCATCTCTAATAGACGATCTATTTAGTAAAGGTGATGCTAAAATGATTTTAACTCCAGGCGCTACACAAGCATACGATCCTGGTGCCGGTGCTGCAAATCTTAAGTTTACTTTGATGATTGGCACTGTACAAATAGCACATATTGTGTTAAGATATAAGGGTAATTTCAGGGCAGCTCCAAACTTTACTGCTGAAATGACGTCAGAATTTAAAGCATTATTTAAATAAGGAATATTAATGAAATCGTTAAAGAATTATTTATCGGAAGCATCTAGTAAAAATACGCACATGACTCACCTTGAAGATCTAATCATCGATGGTGGTGTTTCTGGCGCACGGCAAGCTATTATGGCATTACGTTCTTTACGTGATATGCTAAAAGGTAGTGCTAGTTCTTCAGTTGACGTGACTGTTAAGTGGGACGGAGCTCCTGCTATCTTTGCTGGTGAAGATCCATCTGATGGTCAATTCTTTGTAGCAAAGAAGGGTATCTTTAACGCTAATCCAAAGATTTATAAGTCTCATGCTGATATCGATGCAGATACTTCTGGCGATCTATCTAAGAAATTAAAAATAGCATTTGATAATCTTAAGGGTGTAGGAATTAAAGGGGTCATTCAAGGTGACTTTATGTTTGATTCATCTGATCTAAAGAATGAAACAATCGACGGCCAGAGAATGGTTGTTTTTCACCCTAATACAATTGCTTATGCTGTACCAAAGGGATCAACCATAGAAAGACAAATATCTAAAGCTAAGGTTGGTATCGTATGGCATACTAGTTATTCTGGTGGAACGTTTGAATCTATGAGAGCTGAGTTTGGCGGTAACATATCAAGTAAGTTAAAGCAATCATCTAATGTATGGATGCAGGACGCTACCCTTGATGATCTATCAGGTACTGCAACTTTAACTGATGATGAAACCGAAGCTTTAAACGCTAAGCTGTCAGCAGCAGGTTCTCTCTTTAGAAAAATTTCAGCGTCAACTTTAAAGACTATTGAAGACAATAAAGAACTTAATCTTATGATTAATGTTTATAATAACACTAAGGTAAGAGCAGGCCAAAAAATTACTAATACTCGAGCTCATGCTGACGGTATGATAAAATTTATTCAAGCTAGATACCAAAAGCAGATTGACAAAAGGAGTAGTCAGAAAGGTAAGGACGCACAAGCTGCTAAACGAGATGAAATATTAACGTTTTTTGACAAAAAGAACTTGAAAAACTTACAATTAATCTTTGATTTACAGAATTTAGTGGTAGATAGTAAATTAATCATTATAAATAAACTAAACAAACTAAACAAAATTGGGACGTTTGTTAAGACTAAATCCGGATTTAAAGTAACCAACCCTGAAGGTTTTGTTGCTATAGATCGAATGGACGGTGGAGCTGTTAAATTAGTTGATAGAATGGAATTTTCTACTAACAACTTTAGCAAAGATATTATAAAAGGTTGGGATAACCCCAACTAAATGGGATACCGAGGATAAGCATGTTAAGTTTTAAAGACCATACTCAGCTGGAAGCATTGACACCAGTGCAGCGTATGAAAGCCAAAGTAAACTTTAAAAAGAATAAAGCCAAAATTATGCTTGGCCGCAAGAAAGCGGCTAAGAAACTCGCATCCCCTGATCAGCTTAAAAGTCGAGCTCAAATGCAAGCAAGGAAAGTTTTACTTAATAAACTTCTTAAAGGTCGCTCTAAAGACGACTTATCCTTTGCACAAAAGCATGAAGTCGAAAAGAAGCTAGCCATGAAAAAGAATGCAATAAATAAAATTGCAAAGAAACTTCTTCCAAAAGTAAAGGCAGCTGATAGAGCTAAGAAAAAGGGCGGTGCGGGAAAAAATGATTAAAAAGTTTAGTGAATTTGTAACAGAAGCAAAGGGTGATGTTACCATTGTGTTTGGTAGATTTAATCCACCGACTTCTGGGCATGAAAAATTATTTGAAACATTAAAGAAAGTTTCTAAAGGTGGCATGTATAGAATATATGCCTCTAAATCCGAAGACTCTAAGAAGAATCCTCTTCCATTCAGAGATAAAGTAAAATTCCTACGTAAGATGTTTCCGAAGCATGCCAGAAATATTATGGCAGACACTGATACGCGTACGGTGATTGACGTAGCGCGTAAGCTATACGATCAGGGGTTTACTAAAATGACTATGGTTGCAGGCTCTGATAGAGTAAAAGAATTTGAAATTCTACTCAATAAGTACAACGGAGTAGAAGCACGACATGGGTTCTACCAATTTGAAAGCAAGATTAAAGTAATATCTGCTGGCGAAAGAGATCCTGATAGTGATGATGTTTCTGGCATGTCAGCCTCTAAGTTAAGAGTAGCTGCTGCTGATAACGATTTGGAGTTGTTTAGCAAGGGAATGCCATCATCTTACAAAGATAGTAAAGAATTGTTTAATGCTGTACGTAAAGGAATGGGATTAAAAGAAACAAAATCATTCCGTAAACACGTAGAATTACCTAAGGTTTCTGATAGAAGAGAAGACTATATTGAAGGTAATTTATTTACTGAAGGCGATACTGTACAAGTAAAAGAAACAAAAGAAATCGGCCAAATTACTACCTGTGGTGCTAATTATCTTACTGTTAAGTTTGAAAATAAATCAAAGAAAGTCTGGCTAGACCAAGTTGAATTAGTTGAAAAAAGCTGTGGTGTAGGAACACCTGAGCTATTAAAAAAATATAAAAAGGCTACTCCAGGCGAAGCAAACGAAGCTAAATCAAAAAATTACAAATCAATGACAGCCAAACAAAAAGCTGCACATGATAAGCCAAGATCAGACTCACCAGAGAGTAAACATACTAAGAACTTTAAAAAAATGTATGGTGAAAATACACTAACTTTCGAAGAATTTAATATTACAGAAAAGGCCGATGTGACAGATGCGCTGAAGAAAAAAGCTGATAAGTCTGGCATGCCGTACGCTATTCTTAAGAAAGTATTCGATAGAGGATATGCAGCTTGGAGCTCTTCACATAGACCAGGAACTAATCCTACACAATGGGGATTAGCTCGAGTTAATTCATTCGCAACAAAATCATCAGGAACCTGGGGCAAGGCTGACGCAGATCTTGCTAAAAAAGTAAGGGGAGATTAATGAAGACATTTAAAGAACTCAGAGAAAAATATAAAGGTAAATTTCCGCCTGATATGGTAGCAGCTGCTGTTAAGATTGCTATGAGTATGGCAGGCGATATGACTGGTGCTACTAAGAAGATCGAAGCTATGAAACGTGGCTTATCTAAGGATAAAGTTGTATCTGATACTCTACGATTGGTTAACGAAGGACGTGAAATTTACGTTATGAAAAAGGGTAAACAACAGCGTACTGTAGACGGTAAGACTGCTGATAAGATGAAGCGTCAAGGTTGGAAACTAATCGGTAAGAATGAATCAGTAGAGGAAGCTAGAAGAAAAAAGCCTAAACCGTCGGCTCGTGAACGTCTTATTAAAGGACTAAAGAAAAACGGGTACGACGTAGAAGCACGATCTAAAGCCGCTAACGCTGAAGTAGCAAGACTTAAAAAGCTATACAAAATGGAATCATCTGAAGAAATGATTGAGCTAGGTGAAATTACTATCCCCGTTTCACTAGCAACAAAGATTCCATTCCTTAAGGATAAAGTATACCAAAAAGCTCTACGATACTATTTAGATTGGAGAAAGAAAAACCCTAAACAAGGTTCTATGGGTATCTCTAAAGCAGCAAGAGAATTTGGCGTAGATATTAGAACATTGCAATTCCAATTGCATAAACTTATAGATCTTGGTAAGCTGCCTAAGCATTTGGCAACTAATCCAAATATGCTAGGCGGTGGAACACGTAAACCAATACGTAAGAGTGGATTTCTTCAACAATAAATAAATTAAAACTTAAACAAAGGATTTAAAACGATGAAACAATTTACACAAATTAGAGCAGAGTTGCAAGAAAAAGCATACCGACCGACTGGTTCATTGTCTCAGCTAGGTAACTTGGTAGCTCAAGCATTTAAAAAGCATGTCGAAAAGGCTAAGATGTCTCAGGTAGACGAAAAGAAGCTTACCAAAATGTGGGGCGATTGGTGCTCTAAAAAAGGTTCAGCTTTAGTTCTCGATTATATCTCTAAGGCAGAAAAGAAAGCTAAACTCGAAGATGGTTCAATTACTGTTGCTGGTATGAAAGGTAAAAAGTTTGGTAAGTTTGTAAAAGAACCAAGCTATTCTACTGAAAAGCAAGATTATTACCTTCTAAGCAATGATTTTGTAGTAATGATCCAAGGTCCTACTGATGCTAAAGAACTTAAGAATATGACTAAAGCTATGAAAGGTTCTTATAAGAGCACAGAAGCTGGTACTCTCGATGGCTTACTCGGTGGCGACGCTAAATTTGGTCCTGGCCCTACAATCGAAATTAGAGATACATTCGGTATTATTATAGACGATAAGTAATATGATACCATTTGCACAGTACATAACTGAAGCGGTTAAGGAAGGCGATACAGTACGCATTAAAAAGCAATATGCTGATTCTCCTCAAGAAGCTAAAGAGCTTTACACTGTTAAAGAGTTAAGAGGCCCAAGGGTTCTTATTACTCCTAAGGTTTGGAAAGGTCGTGGTATTAAGCCAACGGAAGCTGTACAACTAAAAATGATAGAGAAAGCGTAATATGTTAACATTTAAAGAACATATTGAAGAAGGATCAGAATCTTGGGAAGCAGGATTTAAACGTCGCGTAGTAAAGACGACCAAGCCTGAACATAAAGAAAAAGGATTTGAGTGGAGAATCAAAGGTAAAGATCGTCCTGAGATATCTATTAAGTTGTATAAAACAAAGCCTGATTTCGCAGAGTTTAAGAAACAAATGAAGCGAGTTGCAGGCCACGAGTTTGGTGGATAATGAAAACATTTAAAGAGCATTTAGAAGGATTTGCGTTATACGAAGGTTCAATGGTTCCATTGGAAAGTCCAATGATTGAGCTTGATGAAGCGGAATATAAAGGCCGAGAAGTTGAACTTGGCAGCCCATCACGCAATAGTGCTGATGGTAAAAAATACGTGGTATACGTTAAAGACCCAAAAACAGGAAATGTTAAAAAAATAACCTTTGGCGATCAGAAAGGTGGACTATCATCTAAAATTAATGATAGAGGTGCTGCAGCAAACTTTGCATCACGTCACAACTGTGATACTAAAAACGATAAAATGAAGCCGGGTTATTGGTCTTGTCGGTTACCGAAATACGCAAAGGACTTGGGGCTTAAAGGTGGTGGATCTTACTTTTGGTAAACCTTATTGGGAAGACGCTGACGTAAGAACGTTCTTTCCAGAAATAGACGACGCAGAATATGTTTGGCATAGAGATGCCGAAGATAGAGAGATTGAAGTTTTAGAGGGAGAAGGATGGCAATTTCAAGTAGACAAATGTCTACCATGGTTGCTTAAAAAGGGAATGGTATTTGATATACCTGAAGGAGAGTACCACAGATTAATTAGAGGAGTAACTCCTCTCAAATGTAGGGTTATAAAACATGACAACAGCTAAAGAACACAGAGACGAACAATCACAACGTCTTGATAGGATTGAACAAAAAATCGATCACATGGCTGATGCTATTATTGCCCTAGCGCGCGCCGAAGAAAAGATCATTACATTAACAGATTTTGGTAAGCAACAAGGCGAGCAAATATTAACTCTTATAAATAGAGTTGATAGATTAGAAAATTTGGTTAGGCAAAATGCCCAGACCGTACAAGTTATTAACAAACTATTCTGGATAATTACAGCTGCAGCCGCGGCCGCAATATCAGGAATGCTTTTTATTCAATAGGAGAAAGAAAATGTATAACGAAGATTTAACACAAAGCATTGCTAAGGCTGCACAAGAAGTATTAGAAGGCTACGGCAAGAAAAAAATGAAAAAAGAAGAAGTTAAATATCCACATGATATGTTCCACCCAGAAACTGGTGAAAAGAAAGTAGCTAAGGACGAAGCGGAACATAAAGATCTTGAGGGTAAAGGCTATACTCACGAAAAACCAGATGTAGCTGAAGTTGCAGAACCTATCGCTAAAGGCGAAAAGGAATTTAAAGCTAAGCATAAGGTTAAAAAATCTGGTGAAAACGAAGATGGTTCAGTGGTTAAAGAAGCTAAGGAAGACGAAGAAGAAG